TTCGTTTATCTCTTTTAAACTTATCATCTTTCTCCATCATTAAATTTTAATCCACCTCCAACCATATAAAATCTAATCTAGAATAAAAGTGTCTTTTGGTAAAAAATTAAAAACCAAAGACGAATTTTCAAATCCCAAATACCAGGATATAACATCACTATATTCTGGTACGCCGTGCTGCCTAACAACACGGACAAAATCCGTTTCATCCTCACCTTTGATATTCATTAAAACTTGAATAAAAGCATGTCTAATCAAGTTATAAAATTCATATCCATTACCACCACTCATATAGAGTAATGATAACATTTTAGATATCTCCCCTTCACTTTTCATATTATGTTGTAAATACAGAAAGGATTTAGAAATAGTCCCTGTAGGATATTGAGGTACCCAACCTTCTTGAATTTTTTTAAAAGTAAAACCAAGAAAAGTATGATCCCCCAAATCATTTGAAATTAAAAAAGGATCAAATTCTATTCCAATGGATGCAAAAGCATCCCTAAGGAGTCTTTCAAGTTGTTCATCTGATATTGGTAAATTATCAGATCCAATTACATCATCTCCAAAACACTTAAAAAAAATATGATCCATAATATTAGGATCCCCTTTTGAGAAAGTCATAAAAGCAAGGTATATCATAAAAACCATCCCTAAAATGTTATCTCCAGTTGTATTTCCAGATCCACTATTATTACCCCAATCTTTTGTAATAAGATCCCCATTTGGTAAAACCAAATGTGAATCAATAAGATGAGTAGTACACCATTCTTTAAATTTATCATCCTGAAGATATTTATTACGAAATTTATAAATAAGTTTCATCCAAGGTGCCTTTCTATCCCAACGAACACAATCAAAAGACCAAAACCTCCTTCCTCTTAATAAATACTGAGCAAGAGCATTAGTACCTCCTTCATATGGATTCATACCATATGCAGATTCACGAAAATTCTTTAAAGCTTGATTTTGTTGTCCATATATCCTCTTTGTATGAAGAAGATGCGCTGGAGATTGTATAATAAAAGTCCGTTGTTTTTTACCACCACAATAAACATCTCTAAGTTGTGTTTCAATCTTACCTGCAACTTTCCACAATGGTATTTCATCAAGAACAGAATCAAAATATATTTCATCATAAAACCCTGCAGCAAACCATTGACTTTTCTTTTTATAACCACATTGTGATTCTATAAAACCCGTTGCTTTATCCATTTCTATAGATCCTATAAGCTCATCATGACCTAAAAAAGGTTGAACCATCCTTGCACCATAATTTAATTCATATAAACGTAGTGTGTCTTTTAAATATGGATTCTTTAAAAAATCACAACAAACTTGAACATCAGCTTTACGGATAGATAAATCTAACGTTTGTGGTGTTGTTTTTGTCATGACTAAATCTGATGCATAAGATTCTATCTGATTAAATAAATTATCAGGTAGATATCTATTAATAAGGATCCCTTTTTGCATCTCATAATTAGAATCATCAGAAATAGGTTGTACAGGAAATCTACCAAGATATCCAAAATAATCATAAGTATTTTTACCCGGTAAAAGAGTTTTCCAAATTTTCTCTATTTGCTCACTCCTAGTTTCTCTTTTACGCGGAACCCCATCAAGAGGGATTATAAGTTTTTTGGATCAACAACTGTCAAACAGTTGTTGGTTCCTTTAAAATTTAAATCGCCTAGTTTATAGTGGATCCCTATCAACCGCTTTGTCTTTGCGTCCAGGAACACACTTCCACAATCACCATTCTTTGTAGTAACACGGTGACGTATAATACCTTTATCTCTAGTATAATCAGATGCCACTTGTTGTATGGCTCCTGTAACATGATCAAATTTTAACAAATAACCCCTCCCAGTTAAACCTGGATTCCCAATATGAATAGGTTTAAAATTTAAATTAACACCTTTTGGTTTCTGAAGATTTTGTAAAAAATCATTCAAATTACAAACAGATAGGTCACCCAATTCGGACCAAGGAGCGACTTTCCAAATCTCTCCTATAGGAAATTCAAACTGTTGTGAATTATATATAAAATATCTAACTTTTGTCAATAAATGAGTTAGATAGAACATATAATTATTCTTACCATCTGTTGCACAACATAGTGTTCCAACATGAGACGCATCAGTTGCTACTGTTCTAAAAATGGATCTATGCATATCTGTTGTATCAAACCAATCAAACTCTGCAGGACCCTCACCAAATTTATTAGTGAAAGTATTTGCAGATTTATCAACAACTGGATCCAACTCATCCTTACGATATGTTGGTCCTGGTTTAGTCGGTAAAGGTGCAAAAGTTACTTTTTTCTCATTCTTTACAACTGATAAATAAGTTGTGGGTGTTGGAGCTCTCAAGATTGACTTTATACCATCAATTTTAAGATTTGGTGCTTGAACTTTTACTTCATCCAACCATCCATTAAATTTACAAAATTTACAAGGCCCATCTCTACGACCCAACAAAAATTGTTTTTGCCAAAAACAAGAATCTTTAGAAACACAAGGTCTCATTTTTTCATGTTTATGATTACAAACCTTGCAAATAACAATATCAACCCTAATTCCTTGAGGTTTTGGTCCTTCAAAACCCTTATTAGATTGAACATTTGAAACCTGATCAGATAAACCAGTATACATATTC